GACAAAATTAGCCAACACATTGATGTTACAGTACACAGATGTGTCGACTGAACAATTATTATTAATAGGCCACATATCAACAAATTTAAAGTTAACTGAAGGATTTTGCAATGATTCCGTAAATGACAAGTACCTAAATTGGACACCATTAACTGCATCAGTGTTGAAAGACTTTTATGTAGACGGTGACGCATTGTCTCATCTATTGGGTGAAAAATATGAAAACTATGATGTTAGGTTACACCAACATCAAGTCACGCATGTGACATCCGAAGTTAACCCTGTATATGTAACATGTGTGGTGTGGTCAAAGAGTGTTTTAGGCTTCTCAAAAACTTGTTTGAATTTTAGCTACCAGAGGAGGGCAATTCTGGGAGGTGACGACTTGGAAGAACGTGTGTTGTGGAAATTGCCAATGCAGTTCAAATCAGGGAAACATTCACGATGGTGGGATCAGAGTGTTGACATGCCAGAGAGCAAATTTAACCGTGAAAAGTGGGAAAATGCATTAACCACAGAGGCGTTAAGTGATGTTTATAGCAGCCTTCAAATGGGTGATCGACTAAACCCAGTAGCGGATTCAGCAGAAACATTTGGTGACTTTCTTTTTGTACCTTGCACTGAATGGCACATTACCCCAGCCAAATGGAGATACAGCAGTGAAATCCCAACTTGTGATGACATATGTCTGTGGGAGGATGTTGACCTATCTGACTGGAATGAGAAATTTGCACCTATCAATGAAGCCTTAGTTACAAGCAGAGTACCACCAACCACATTGGTGACGAGCACTAAAACCACATTAGTTGAGTACCCAAAATATTCACGCCCGGTGTTAACCAAATGTGCCAATCAAGAGTTTAATGCGGCAACTGGGCGATTGTGCAAGGTGGTAAAGTACAGGAAGTATAACTATACTTTGGATTATGAGTGGAACCAATTCAAATCTGCATATTTTGATGAAGGTAAATTGCATTTGTTAAACCTCTTCCAAGTTGATCAACTGTCATTTAATGAAAACAAAGTGTTAGACTGGTTGAGTCAACGACCCGATGGCAACAAAGTGGCAGCAGAGCTAGAAGGTATTTTGAGCACGGGTTTGGAAGTTAATCCTATTAACAATATTAATGTGCATCTCAAACTGGAGTCATTGCTTAAAGAAGAACCCGCAAAATCCATTAAACAGGTCAAAGCCAGACCACTAATGTGGCAATGCAAAGGTTATTGTGCTGTGTTTTCTCATTGTTTTAAAGAAATCAAACAACGTCTCAAGCAATTGCTAAAATCTAATATAGTTTATAGTGACGGATTGCGTGCTGACGAGTTGGCAGCCCGTGTGAGAGCAACGGGACAATTTAAATACATTTTTGAAAATGATCTAGCGCAGCAAGACAAACAAACAGATATTGAAATTATAGAATTTGAAATGTATGTGTATAAAAAATTAGGAATGAATCCTGGTCTCGTCAACTTGTGGAAGAATTGTCACAGGCATTGGAAGTACAAATCCCGTACTGTTATGGGTGTGAGAGACGCAATGCGGTTGACTGGTCAAGCCACAACAGCGTTAGGGAATGTAATTACAAACATGCTGGTGCACCGACGGATTTCCCAGCAGCTCAAAGAGTCACTCAAACTGTTTTTGTTATTGGGTGATGACGGTTTGATGTTGTTAGATCCTTGGGTCAATGTGGACCACTTGAACACAGAATTGAAACATCACCACAACATGATGTGCAAACCTTACATTAGCACACAAGTGGGAACATTTTGTTGCATGTTGGTGACCAAAAATCATATGGGCGTAAGTACCTTGGGCCCTGACTTCGTGAGAATGAAGCGACGATTTGAGGTGACTAATGGAGTCAGTGAACCGAATGATGTTAACATGCAAGCACGTGCAATGAGTTATGCCATGATGTTGGGTAGAACCCCGGAAGTGATGGCGTTAGTGAAGCATAAGAAATGGCCCATAGAGCCAATGAGGTGGTACGACATGGACTCCGTAATCAATGCTTGTGCAG